CTTATACAAATTTGTGTTGCCATTTCTGGTGTTGTTTATGGATACTTACAAATTACAAATAGAATTGGAGATCTTGAACGAAGAATGGAACTCGCTGATACCAACATTGAAGAATTGGTAGAAAAACATATTGCTCAAGAAGAAATAAAAATAACACAAATGCAAGAACAATTAAAATGGTACGAGGAAGAATTAAATTTAAACCCTTTAAGTTGGGGAAAGAGAAAGAAGAAAAGAAAGTAATCTTAACAGAAGAAGACTTTAATCACAACTATTTTATCAATCGTGAAGTGCGGAGAAAAAGATAATGGAATTTATGGAAGTATACGCAGAAGGGGGTATGATCGCTGTCGTAGGGCTTTTGCTAGTGTATATGGTATTCTCTATGAACAAAAGAGGGTTGGAGCAGGCAGAAAGTTTGCAAGACCTAAAGACCGAGAACAGGGGTCAAAGTGAAACACTTGAGAACATGGAAGGTATGGTTATTAAGCTTATTGGGAGGTGGAATCAGAGTGACGACAAGCTTGACAGAAAATTTGATTCGCTTACGAAGGAGATTAATGATCTGGACAATCAAGTATCGGAAATAAAAGGTATTATAAGTAGGTTAAATGGAAAAAACTAAACCAATATCAGATGCTAGTAGTCTTAATATAAGTTTACCAATGCTTATACAGGCAGTAGGTTTAATTGGTGCAATGGTATGGGGTTATGGTCAACTAAATACTCGCATATCTTTTTTAGAATATCAGGTAGCTATTAATGAAGAGCATATTCAACGTATAGAGGAGCAAGCATACGCAAATCAAGATGCTGAGATACCCGCTGATATAAGGCAAAATCAACGCATTGATTATATAGAAAAGGAATTAGATAGACTTAGAGATAAAGGAGAGATGTAATGCCAAAAAAGAAAGATCCAAGATTAGCTAGAGCGGGTGTATCAGGATACAATAAACCTAAGCGTACTCCCGGACATCCTAAGAAGTCACATGTAGTTGTGGCTAAAGTGGGTGATAAAGTAAAGACAATTCGCTTTGGTCAACAAGGTGTAAAGACTAATCAAACAGTAGGACAACGTAAGGCTTTTAAAAGTCGCCATGCAAAAAATATAGCTAAGGGCAAGATGAGTGCCGCCTACTGGGCAAATCGAGTTAAATGGAGTCCTAGTAAAACTAAATCTAAATCTATGAAATGGAAAAAGGGTAGTTAAATGAATAAAAAAGTAAAAGCACCAAAAGGTTATCACTGGATGAAATCTGGTAGAGGATTTAAGTTAATGAAGAATCCTAGCGGTGGATATAAACCACATAAGGGTGCTAGTTTAATGGCATCATTTAAGGTTCAAATGAAACATAAAAAGAAGTAATGGCTAGAAAAGTAAGTTGGATGTGGGGTGGTAAGAAACACTACGGCACACTAATAAGAGAAACTAAAACACATAAGTTTGCCAGAACAAAAAATGGTAAAGTAAAAAAGATAAAAAAATAATGGCTAAGACAGCAAAAAAGACTAACGAGAAAATGTGGAAGAGCATTGTAGCTTCTGTAAAAGCTGGCAGTTCTGGAGGAAGACCGGGGCAGTGGAGTGCTCGTAAAGCTCAAATTGCCACAAAGCGTTATAAGAAAAGAGGTGGTGGGTACAAAGGTGCTAAATCATCTAGTAATAGATTATCTAAATGGTCAAAACAGAAATGGGATTATGTCAGCAAGGGAGATGAAAAAAAGCCAAGAGCTAAGAGAGGTCGTTATCTACCTGAATCAGTTAGGAAGAGTCTCAGTGCCTCAGAGCGTGCGGCTACCAATAGGAAGAAAAGACAAGCTTCTGCCAAGGGTAAGCAAAGAGCTAAATACAGTAAAAAAGTAGCTAGAAAAGTAAGAAGAGCGTGAAGTTAAACACAAATATATCTATTGAAAATATTGTTACAATACTAACAATGGTATGTGCAGTGACATTGGCATTTAGTTTTATGAAATATGATATCAATGCATTACAAAAAGAGTTAAAAACAAAAGCTGATAAAGAATTAATAACATATAAAATAGATGTAATGATGGAAGACATTACAGAAATAAAAGAAATACTAAAGGAGAAAAGAAAATGAGTAAACTAATATTAGCAGAAATTATAGATAAGGCTAAAGATCAAATTGTAGAAAAGTATGCAGATGGTATGGTTGAGCATGTGCAGTCTGATGACTTTAAAGAAAAGCTTGCTACTAAAATAAATAAAAAAATTGATATCCCTTTTGTTAGTGAAGAGAAAGAACAGATATTCTTTGAGAAGTGTGTTGATCTTGTTACTGATGTTATAGAAGGATTGATAAAAAAGTAATCAGTGCCAAAGAGATTATATCAAATAAAAGATTTTTCAGGGGGACTGAATAATCTAAAAGACCCTGCCGACATAGCAGATAATGAAGTTGCAGATGTATCTAATCTAACCTTTACTAAACAAGGTGCGATTGGTGGTGCATTTAATATGAAGACCTCTAGTAATTATCTAGGGGATACTTATCAAACAGCCGCTGGTGATCATATAGATCATTTAGAAGCTGGTTATGGATTGGGTTATTTCGAAACGGATCATGCTGTTGCAGACAGTGTTACTAGATCTTTAGATATAACTGGTAATATTGCAAGTAGCGGTCAAGGATTTTCCTTTTTTTATGATTTGTCAACTCAAAGAATACATTTATTTGCTCAAAGTGATGGTAGTGTAAAACAAGATCCTGATAGTGGGAGTAATGCAAGTGCTGGTACTACAATTAATATAGCTAATTGGTTTCCTACTGGTACTGAACTATTAGTATCTGGTTCTACTACCGGTACTGGTGGTTCGAGTATAACTGCTGGGTCTATGGATGGTATATATACAGTGGTAGGTAGTAATGGTACAAATATTGTGTATTTAAATAGACCTCCAAATAATATGATAGCTACTTCTTTAGGTGGTCTTGCAGAAGGTGATAATATTTTATATGTAACAGCAGTAGTATCTGGTATTCCCTCTGGGGATCAAGTATTATTGCTTGCTCACCCCGATGAACATAAAATAGATGTTTTTTCAACTAAAAAAGGTGGATGGACAACTGATGTTATCACACTACAATCTTATGATGATGACAATACTAATAGTAAAGTTTTATATCATAGATCAGAAGATTCTATACGATGTTTTGATACTAATTTAGATACTAATGGTAGGGTTAAATGGTATGGTTGGATATCTAGACAACATTTTGCATATCCGGGTAATCAATATACTTATGAGTATAGTGGTTATTATGCAAAAGATAACGATCTTAAACCACCCTCATTTGGTCAATATGAAAAAGATAGCGGAACTGCTTTAGCTTATCCTACTGCTGGGCTAGGATTTAATTTAAAATGCTTTTCTTCTAGTAATGAGGGATTGATAGAAGAAAAAACATACGAGTTTGCACAATCATTTGTGTATGATGGTAATCAAGAAAGTTTATTAAGTCATTATAATAAACTAGATAATTCTCCTGTATCAACTTTAGATACTACTTTATCAGCTACTGCATTTAAAAGTCTAAGTGTACAAATAGGAGCTAAGGGGGCTTATGACCCTAGGATATCTGGTGGTAGAATATATATTAGAGAGTCAGGTACTGATGATGAATTTAATTTGTTATTAGATATT